CTAACATCGCAATCGGGATCATAGTCCCAATTGTAGGTATGGTTTTGGCGATCATAAAGATACAAACCAGCAGGAATAGATTCAGAATCGTACCTGACTACTGAGTTATGACTTGCATTGTTATGATCATTTGTCAGATCAATTTGGATAATATCAGCAGGGATAGCTATTCGTGTTTGTGTAACACCAGCGACGGTAACATTTGTACGAGCTTGATTGACATGATATTCAGTATTGAATGTCCATCCTTCTGCCTGCACCTCACGTGACACTCGTGTCAACGTATCGAAGGCAAGTGCAACTTCCGGGTTGGTTGCTTCTAATTGGTTAACAGGAGCTTGACTGACAGCCGCAAGCATCTCATTAACTGCATCTAATTGTTCGGTAGTTGGATTATTTGGAATTGTAGCCATGAGATACTTATAAGTAAAAAAAAGGGACCCCGAAGGATCCCTTGTGTATGAATAAAAATCAGAATGCAGCAGGAGCAGAAGCACCTACATACAGCTCTACGCTGGCTGCAGGGTTCAGATAATCCGCACCACAGGCAAGGCGCCCGAGCATCACGTCACCCTGGTAAACCACGGATACGTCTCCACTGGTGACTTGCACCTGTGGACCAATTGCTTCGACCATACCGGCTGCTTCCTTTTGGAAGATCAAACCGCAGGACTTGGAACCAACCTCAGAGGCGGTGCCGTAATCGTTGTTGATACCGGCTTGTGCAGTAGAAGCATCTTCCATGGTTTCACCCACGAAAGAACCTACGTTGGTAGGAGAAGTGACACCAGTGGTACCGCCGTAAGCAGTGCCGTACTTACCCAAGAACGGGATGTTCATGGACTTGTAGATCTTGATACCAGCGATCTCGATGATGCCGTTACCGCCTTGCAGAGCAGAGCCCTGAGCGTCACGGTTCACAAGACCATTGGAACCAACAGCTTGGATCAATTCATAGTATTGACGTGGGTTCAATACGGCCACTCTGGAATCAGAGGTAACACCCTTTTCATCTAGCGCAGCTGCTGCGTCGTAGAAGGCGGATACCAGATTGCCAGAGTTGAAAGCATCAGAATCGTTCGTGGTTGCACCAACACGAATCTGTGTACCACCTGGCTCAACAAAGCCAGTTTTAGTGATAGGTGATGCTTGACGTGCACCACGTGCTACTGCACGGAATGCAAGACGGTCATACTTTTCTGCGAGTGCATATCCGATCTTACGTGAGATCTCCCCGCGCAAATCGTAGTGAGAAAGTACTTCATCAAGATTGTAGACAAATGCACTAGAGATCAAAAGATCGTCAACAGTGATTGTCTTTTCAGCGACCGGAGGTGCACCATCAGAGTTACCTAAAATGCTATTTCCAGGCGTATGAAATTCACTTTTGGTACGGCCAGTGTAAATAAATTGGAGAGATTTGCCGTTCTTAAGTGTACGCTTCATGATCAAATCACGAGCAATTGTGTTATTTTGGAACCCTTTAAACATCTCTCCACTGAAGAGTTTAAGATAAAGAGCGCGGGCATCACCCGCTGCATTAGCCTGACCCGGCCGTGTAAGGCTCGTGGTCAGTGTAGAATTTTGTTGTGCCATTGTATTGGTAAATTAATTATAAACAGGACTAAGATCTTAGAAATTTTTGTGGTCTGTCCCACCGTCTAGACGGCAAAGGGTATCCGCGTACGGGCCGATGCCAATGCCAGGGAGGTCCGACTCTGAGGTGCCTCCCAAGCTGTCACTCCTCTTCAGGAGTTTCTTCTTCTTTTTTTTCTTCTTCTTTTTTTTCAGGCTCAGGACCATAGCTAGTCACAAAAGCCTTCACTACATCAGATTGTTGAGACATTAGAAATCAAGGTTAGAACGTTCTAGTTGCTGCATGATGTCGTTTCGATAAGCAGGGTCTGAGTCATAACGAGGATCAGACATAGCCTTAACTAACTCAGCTTGACTACGAAATTCAGATTGGGTATTACTAGATCCTTTGCCTGTAAGCAGCTTACCTTCGGAACCTGTGGCATCATTGTATCTAGACAACATAGCTTGAACAGCAAAGTAAACTGAATTAGGATTACCGTCTTCCATGACAGCATCATACATATCAATTTCTTTTTGTTCTAAAGACGACGCTGCCCATTTCAACATAGACTCATAGCCATTCTTACCACCTGCAAGGTCTTGCAAATAGTCCACATCTTCTTGTGTTAGTTGTGGTTTAGAGTCATCCTCCTCTTCAGGTTCTGGTTCTTCAGGTTCAGCCTTTTGCGGTTCTGGTTCTTCAGCAGATTCCTCTTCCTGCTCTGGCTCTTGTGATCCTAGTTTTGATTGCAGTTCTAAGTAAGCTTTCTCCAATTGTTCAGGAGAACTGTACTTACCAGCCAAGAGTTGCTCTTGGTCTTGCTGCATCTGTTCTCCAATTTCTAAAGAGTTTTGCTCATCAGCATTTAGTTCAGGTTGTGGAGCCTCTTGATATGAAAGTGTTTCAGCCATAGGTGTGGATTATTGTGGTGGTTGTTGACGTGCTTGTGCAGCTGTCATCTGTGCTGTTTGATCAGTAAGAGACATCTGCTGTTGCTGATCGAATTGTGCTTGTTGTTCCTGCTGTAACTGCTCAGCTGTTTTAACTAGATTTAAAGTATCGATGCCCTGTGCTGCTGCCAATCGTTTGACAACTTCCTCAGGGTTAATGTATTGAGCGATAGCTTCTGGTCCCATGGTCTGTGCAATGGTTTGCATAAACATCTGCAAACTTTCACGATCTTGACCACGACCAAGCGCACTTACACCCGCAACAATTGTAGGTTTAACAATGTTTTTAGGTAGACGTGGAATCTCACCAGTCTTTTGAAATACACTTAGCTTTCTATTTAGATATGGTACAAGGAATTCAACGGTAAGAAGACTAAATAGACCACCAAGTTGTTGTTCTAATTCCATCTGTGTCATCCGTACTTCTTCAGCAGTAGTCCGTTCAGACTGTCTGACTGTCAATACAAGAAATGCTTCACCAAGCCTACGTTCAAACTGTTGGATCATTTGATAAGCAGTACCAAAGTCACCTTGCTTTCCAACTTGAACTACACCAATATCGTCAGGTCTTCCAGCCACAATGGCACCGTTGCCTGCAGCTGCGAGTGTCGCTGGTTTAGTGGTACTGCTAGGAGAGACAGTGAATACAACCTTAGCGGCTGCTGCACTTCCTTCGCAGATAGCCTGTGACAAGGCTTCTAAACTTTTTAGATCACCCATAAATTCTTCTACTCTTCCTCTACCGTAAGCTTCATTGTCTACAGTATTAAAGCGTAGTGGCAACCAAGGTGTAGTATCCAAGGGTGCTTTGCCTTGTGAGTTAGGAATAATTTTGTCGTAAACTTCCTGATGCCACACATAACGATTGTTGTCTCGCTTAATAATTGTGTAGACATCAACGTCTTCCCGACTATAACCCGTGCTCTCATCATCAACACGATTGACTTCAGCAGCATCAAGATCTTTGAGCATACCTTTGACAAGAGACTTGTGTACTTTTTCTTTCGTAACGATTTCAATAACGTTGCCTAGGCCGTCTCTTTCTACAACGTACCGACTCAATGGATACAACTTAAGTTTGGCCTTGTCCATATAAACAAGGGCATTGCCGGAAACTACTAAATGTTTAATAGCTTGATGAATAACAACACGATCATCTGATGCTGCAATAGACTCAAGAATAGTTCGTTCGATCTTAGCAAAAGATGCATCAAGATCAGATCGAATAGCAGGGTCTAATTCACCAGATAGAATAGTTGATTCATCAATCTGTAGTTTAAAGAAACTTGTCTGAGGAGGTAGTAAAGCTAGCATTAATTTAGATGCTAACGTTGTAACACCTTTAGCACCAACGCTTTGCCATGGTGTAATAAGTGTTTTGTAATTACTATCCTCTTCGTCCTGTTTAATTAAATATGGTAGTGTCAGCTTAGAAGCATCTACTGCGGTTTGTAGAAATTGGTTACGGCCACTAGACAGGGCATCATATCGAGATTTAGCTGTGGACATTTAAACAATAAATTTTAGGTCTTGTGCAAACTTTGATTGCAAATCACTGGACGTTTTCTTTTTGACTTTACTTATAGACTGCAAAGTATTTGTAGCACGACTGGAACCCATATTTGTTGTTCCTAAACTCCTGGCTTTTTCACGTGCAAGAGTTCCAATATTGCCAGTATCAGCAAAAGACTTAAATTTGTTTTTGTCAAATTGTAACTGCTTATTACTGTCAAACATATTGAGACCCTGGCGATCAGAAGTAGATGAGATATAATTAGTTAAAGGTTTTTCCAAATTACCCATCAATCTTGTACGATTTTTATCATACTGCTCAGCCATAGACAAGTTATTATAAAGCGTTCCCTCTTTGTTACGACCGTAAGATTCAGGGTTAATTTTCATTCGTTGTAAAGCATCATCTTTTAATTGCTTAAGATAGTTTTTACTACTCTTAGAATCCCCACTATAAAGATCTTGATAGTCTTGAATCTTCTTAGTTAAAGGATCGCCTTTACCAAGTACCCGATTAAAAATCTTTTGGTCACGCTGCCCTGGATCTAGCTCCTCAAGAACATTTGGGATTGTATCGATTTCGCTACCGCCACCTGCAACAGGTGTATTGCTACTGGTACCTTTTGGATTATTACCTTTATTCTTGCCTCTTGCATTTTTAGCAATTGCACGCACCCTGTTGGGACCTTTTACATCGGCCTTTTTAACTAGATTTGATATCCTTTTAACGTTTACAGTACCCACGCTGGCTTTAGAGATTTGCCTAATTTCTTTTTTAGAAACTCTTCCATCACCTTTGGCAGCTTTCTTAACAGCCCTTTTAACTTGCTTTACTGTTTTTAAACTTTTTCTAATTTTACTATTCTTTTTTTTAGCCATTAGTTTCCATCCGGTTAATTAACCACTCAACAACTGAACGTTGACCAGAGCGGTACATGATCTTTTCAATAGAGTCATCAGGAGAAGGGGTGATAGGTGGG